TCAATTCCAGGCCGGAACAAAAATGCGCTTCAGTGGAATAAGCTGCTGGGTCTCAAGGTCGAGCTTATCGTATTGTTCGAGAAGGCTTTTCACTAAATCGTCAAGATCCATCAGGGCTGTGGGAATGTTGGCCCGTTCAGCTTCGTAACGTGCTTCCCGAGTGAATCCGCCTGTGCTGACGTAGAGGCCCTTGTCCTGTGGATGACGCCCGCCAAGAAAGCTTCGAACATCTGGTGCGCCCATGGCACCTTTTCGATGCTTAACCTCGACCACAATACGCGGTGACTCGAAGCCAAATCCATCCGGCGAAGCAACTATATCCTTACCGCGATCGGGGCCATTATCTGAAACCCGTGTCTTGTAGCCAAGTGAGCGAAGAAGGCCAGCCACAAGCTCCTGCATTTCATCCCAGTTCAGAGCGCTGACCTTATCTTTAATGAACTCGTGCGCTCGGCTCGCCATGTTCTCGAAAACATCTTCTTCAGCGGCCTCGCTTACCGGGGATGCTTCGTCTACAGAAGGCGTTGCATTGCCCGACAGAGCTTTTTTGAGCTCTGCAGAGACCTGATTTGATAGGCGGAATAGAGTTGAGATCGAGCCGAGACTGTTTCTGCTTTCTACGGACAGAAGGTCGCGGCTAACCTCTCCGTCCCATCTGACCGACCGGACTTGAGTATCCTCTGGGTCGACCGATTTATCATGCCTATACGCGCTGGAAATCTCCCCGACGAGATATGTCCGGCGAGAAGGGTCATAAGTCACAACCATGTCGCCGATGGTCATCTCGTTGACAAAACGATGGAGCTGCCCAGCAGCCATTGCTTGACTTTGGGCTTTGCCTTCAGGGTGAGCCCTTAGAAAAGCATCGCTGACCGCCTTGCGCGTCTTTGCTTCAGAAAGATCCCCGAGCGCAGACCAGCCAATGGCGACCAATGATCTTTGCTTGAAGACGTCAAACAGCCTGCCGTTGCGCTCCGCGCGAACCATCCATGCCTTGCTCATGCACTATCCACCATATTCGCTGGCAACGGTCCGACTCATCGGATAATTGCAGGATTGGCGCTGTTTTTATCAACTGGATAGGCCGGCAAGAAGGGTTAGCTGTGACAGATCACAGCATGCTTGATGCAATCACGTATACGGTAGAAATGGTGGGAGAAGTAGGACTCGAACCTACGAAGGCCTAGCCAGCGGATTTACAGTCCGCCCCCTTTGCCGCTCGGGACATTCTCCCATCCCGTTTCGCCGGTGCCCGAGGGCGTCGGCTGAACGGGCGCTCTTATGGCGACCATGCCGGGCGCTGTCAACCCCATGGTCCGATTGTTTTGTCGACAAGGCAATTGGCCGGAGGCGGAAGCCGCGGACCGGCGGCTCCGCCGGCCGACGAGGCCGAAGAAAAAGCCGCGCCACTGGCGCCGGAGAGGCGCCGCGGCTATAAGCGCGGCATGTCCGACGATACTTCCTCTTCCAAGCGCCCTCCCAGACGTTCCGGACGGCCGCAGGGCCGGCCGGCCGGCAAGTTCGGCCCGCGCGACTTCCGCCCCCGTCCGAAGCGCGAGCGCGAAGCCGGCGAGGCGCTGTGGCTCTACGGCCTTCACACGGTGGAATTCGCGCTGAAGAATCCCCGCCGCGTCGCCTTGCGCCTGCTCGCCACCCGCAACGCCGAGGCCCGCCTCGCCGAACGGTTTCCCGGCGGAAAGCTGCCGCTCGCCGTCGAGAACACCTCGCCCATCGCCCTCGACAAGCTCCTCGGCTCGGAGGCCGTCCACCAGGGCTGCGCGCTGGAGGTCGAGCCGCTCAAGCCGCTGACCACGCTGGAGCTTTCCGGCGCCCGCCTCGTGCTGGCGCTCGACCAGGTGACCGATCCCCACAACGTCGGCGCCATCCTGCGCTCGGCCACCGCCTTCGCCGTCGACGCCGTGCTGACCACGGCGCGCCACAGCGCCGCCGAATCCGGCGTGCTGGCCAAATCGGCCTCCGGCGCGCTCGACGTGGTGCCGGTGACCACCGTCCGCAATCTCGGCGATACGCTGGAGGAGATGAAGGCGGCCGGCTTCACGGTGGTGGGGCTCGATTCGGAAGCGCCGGAGCCGCTCGACGAGGTGCGTCTCGCCGCGCCGGTCTGCCTGGTGCTCGGCGCCGAGGGCAAGGGGCTGCGCCAGCGGACGCGCGAACTCTGCGACGTGCTCGCCCGCATCGACATGCCCGGCGAGATCAAGAGCCTCAACGTCTCCAACGCCGCCGTGCTGTCGCTCTACATGGTGCGCAAGGCGATCGCCTGAGACGGCCGATCCGGCCCGCCGGCAGGGTTGCGCCTGAGTTTGCCATCGGCTATTCGAAAATCCGCGCCGGATTAGCACAGCGGTAGTGCAGCGGTTTTGTAAACCGAAGGTCGGGGGTTCGATCCCCTCATCCGGCACCATGTTCCTTCTCAGGCAAGCTCAAGGTTTCATCCCTATCCACTGTGTAGCCCGCCGCGAGTTTTTGCACTTTTGACACGCGAATCTGCATTTCCTGAATTTGCAAAACCTCTGTCAAAAAGTGCCACCTGAGGCCATGCGGACCCGTTCGCAGGCGATATCGAAATAGGTCGGGTCCACTTCGATCCCGACGTACTCCAGCCCCAGCTCCAGGCACGCCATGCCTACCGTGGCCGACCCCATGAACGGATCGAGTATCGGCCCCGCCCCCTGCATGACACCGAGCAGCCCGCGCATCAGTTCCACCGGCTTGCCGGCGATGTGATGCTTGACCCGAGGGACGGCCATCCTGAAGCAGCCAGGAGCGATCGGGCCGGCGAGCGGCCGGGCGCCGTTGGTGCCCCAGGCCACGAATTCAGTCTGATTTCGATAGCGGCCGAGCTGCGGCCGAGCGCTTTCCGTCTTGTCCCAAGGGACGATGCCGCGCCAGATCCAGCCGGCGCACTGCACGGCGTCGGTCGTGACCGGGAGCTGGCGCCAGTCGCTGAAGGTGGCGAGCAGGCCGGCCGGCACGACCAGTTCACGAGCGCGGGCCATCCACATGGTCGACCACGCGAGATAGGAGCGCTGGTCGCGGGTGTCGCCGGCGAACTCGGGATAGCGGCCGGCCGCGCCGGACTGGAGATATTTGGCGCTGGTCGGCATCGCCCGATCGCGGACGTTGCCGCCCGACGAATAGGGCGGGTCGGCGAGCGCGCCGCCGAAAGTACCGGCCGGCAGTGAGGCCATCACCTCGAGCGCGTCACCAAGGATCAGCGTGATGTTTTTGAAGCGTTCGATCCGAGCCATTTTCGGTTTTCTCACGGCGCTCTCGGCGCTCTGGAAGGGGCTCGATCGGCCTCATGGATATCAACCGGCCGCATCGCCGGCACTTGATCTCAAGGTGCCCTCGAAGGGCGTTCAAATCCGCTTTGAAGAGCAGCGCTCCACAGGTACAGCGGTAATCCTGCATTGTCTCGCCTGACGAATCCTGCCACGTCCGGAGCCGGCGCCGATGGCGCTGGCGGAGTGGCGATCAAGCGGTTCCTCGCCTTGCGGGTCACGACGCCAATCATAGCCCGCAGCGGGCCTAGCCCGCCTCCGTCTCCCTGACCGCCCAGGGCGGTTCCAGTTGCCTCCTCACCATTCCGATTCCGGATCGTCGATCACGTCGCTCTTCTTGCTGCCCGAGCCGCCGCCTTGGCCCTTGACGGTGCATTGCACGGTCATCGTCCAGCCGCCGTCGGGCACGATGTCCATGTCGACGGTCTCGGCGATCCAGTCCTTTCCGTCGATATCGGCTCCAAAGCCGGTAGCCTTGACCGGCGCCTCGGCGATCGCCCGTGCGTCGCCCGGCCCCGAGAAGGTCGCGGTCTCTGCCTGCTGCTCCTGTTGATCCTTGGCAGCGGCCAGAGCCGTATCGAGGTCATCTTCCGATGCGAAAGGATGGACCAGCTCGGCAGTGCCGGCGCCGCTGCCCTCGGTCACCTTGGTCTTGCGCGAGCCGGTCTTCGGGTCGATCCATCCGCCGCGCACCTTGGCATACTGGCCGCGTGGCTCCACGTCGGCCTCGAATTCATAGAGCGGGTCGTAGGTGAAGGTGATGGCCGGCAGGTCTTTGCCGCCGGCCGACTGGCCCGAACCGCGCTTCAGGGCAACCAGTTTGCCTGCCTGAGGTTTGATCACCGCGCCGATATCGTCTCCAAGGCGGGTCAGGAAGTCGCCAGCGCCCTGGTACCAGCGGAGCCTATAGGGAACGATCCGGTCGGCAATGTCGGCAGCGACGGCCGCCTCAACGCCCATCTCTCTGGCGATATCGCCGACGATTTCGCCCACGGTCTTGCCGTCGTAATGGCCGGTGCCGGCGGTCTTGAGCTTGTCCACCATGTCGGCCGCCCGGCAGACCACCTCGAAGCCGCAGCCCTCGTCCGGGCTGCCGCGATAGCGGTTCCGCTGCGACGTGTAGACGCCATAGAGCTGCGGCGTTTCCCCCTCCCAGCCGAGATAGACCTTGTAGTGCGTACCACGTGGCGGTGCCGACCAGGACGGCGGCGCGTCGGCAAAGGTCAGGACGAGCTGGTCGCTCTCGTAGCCGCGCGCATCGGTGATGTGGACGCTGGTCAGCGCCGGTCCCCAGAGCGGCACGAGGTCGCGGCCGGACGGCCCCTCGACCTGGATGATGGGGCGGCGCAGCGTCATTCCCAGGGCCTCGTGACGGTGGACGTCGTCGCCGGCCGATCGGGCACCCGAAGCACCGTACCACGTTGCACCGAGGCGGCGGCGCCGGCGAGGCCTGGGTTGGCGCTGAGCAGCGCCTCGACGACGCCGCCCTTCTCGGTCTGGTAGATCAGCTTGGCGATCTGATCGAGCCGGGCCGTGCGGGTCACTGTATAGGGGCTGTAGGCCATCAGCTCCCTCCGAAAACGTGCGTCAGTTCATCGACGTAGACGAGTTCCAGGCTGACAGAGACCTCCCGGCCGACGCCATCGGCCGGATGCAGGTTCTCCTCGTCGATATCGAGCGTGCGGATGACGACAAGGCCCTGATTGACCGCGAGGAAATTGCTGGTCATGCGCAGGTACTGCACCGCCTTGCGGGCGAAGTGGTTAGCCTCGAGGATGGCGAGGGCGTCCATGCCGCCGAACACATGCGGCAGCGTCCGCGCCTCGATGGTTGCCGTGCGCTCGCGGATGCCGGTGTCCTGGTAGACCATGCCCCGGAAGGTCGGCGCGCCGGGAACGCCAACCTCCGAACGCCGAGAGATACGGGTCGGCCGGAGACCGATCAGCTTGAGATGGGCGCCGCCGAGGGTGATGAGGTCCGCCATGTTCCGCCCCTACGCCAGGGACCAGAGATCGTGCAGGGCGCCGGCACGAGCAAGGCGCGTCTCCCGGTCCTGTTCGCGTTGGATGCGACGCGCCACGACGCCGGGGTTGTACCCGGCGACGTTGTAGGTGTTCGACGTGTTGCCCGCGCCGCCCGATCGCCCACCGGCCCGCGCCGACGCCGGAGCCGCGTTGCCCATGAAGCTGGGGCTGCCGAGGCCGCGCAACGCCCCGGTCAGTGCGCTGACCTTGCCGATCGCCGCATCGATCGAGGACGGATCGACCTCGGGCTTTGCCTCGACCTTGCCGATCTCGTTGAGCTGCCGGTAGAGATCGGCGATCTCGGCGTTATACTCGGCGAGCGCCTTGAGGTCGCCGAGGCTGATCGCCGAGTTGACCTTGCCGTTGAGCTGCTCGATCCGCCCCTGTAGCTCCATCCGCCGGCGATCGTCGGCGTTCTGCTTTTCGATGGCCGCCTTGCCTTCCGGCGTCGCGGCGTAGTCGCCGAGAGCCTTGCCCGCCTCGTAGCCGGTATAGGCCCAGCCGGCCGGCCCGGCGATGCGGCCGAGCCCCTTGAGGGCGAACTTGCCGCCCCTACCCAGCCATTTCCAGAGGCCGACTCCGCCTGCGCCCGCACCGGCAGCCGCAGCAGTTGCTGCGCCGCCGCCAGCCGCCGCGCCTGCGCCGCCGAGCATGCTTGAAAGTCCTTTGAGCATACTACCGACCGACGCCGAAACCGCCATCGCAGCCAGCGTCGTGCCGAGGATAACGACCGATCCGGTGAGGGCCGGAATTTTCTCGGCCAGCTTTGTCACAACGTCCAGCCACTCTGTCATCTTCGACACGATCGGATCGAGGTAGGTGTTGACGCCCTTGCCGACAGCGGCCTGGAGCGCTTCCCAGCGGTCGCCGAAAGTCCGCAGCTTGTTGCCGGTACCTTCGGTGCGCATGTCGAAGTCCGAGTTGAGCTTGTCGGGGGCGTTGATCGCCTCGTAGCGGTCCCGCATCTCCCGATAGGCGTCCATGTTTTGCATTAGGGCGACGATGCCCCGGCGGGCTTCCTTGTCGCCGAAGAAGTTCACCACCTTGGACGTGTCGCCGCCCGTCGCCTTCATGGTGGCCTTATAGATGGCCTCGAAGACGTCGGTGCCTTCCTTCTGCGCCTTGCCGATCCGGCCGGCGATGTTGATCCCGGCGTCCTTGAAGTTCTTGACCACATCGGGCGACACGACCTTTTGCAGGAGATCGTCGATCGACGTCGTCGCCTGACCGGGGTCGCCCACCGAGCCGGACACCGTCTCCAGCGCGGCAGCGAGGCGGGATATGCCCGAGAGGCCGGTCTGTCCGAGGCCCTGCATGGTGGCGGCCAGACCGGGCATGCCCTCCGCGAAGTTGGCGATCTCGTAACGGCCGTCCGCCGCAGCCTGGGCGATGCGGCCGAGCGCCAGCTCGATCTGGTCGGGAGCGATCTTGAGGTTGTTGACCATCGAGAAGACGGCCTGGCTGACGGCATCCGTCTCGACGCGATAGGCCTTGGAGACCTTGACGATGGGGTCGATCAGCCTCTTCGACGGATCGAGGTCGAGGCCGGAGCCCATCAGCACGTCGATGCCCTTGCCGATCGCCTCCGGCGATGTCCTGAGGCGATCGGCCATGGCCTTGACCGTATCGGTAAGTCCGCCGATCTCACCTTTCGTGAGGTTAGCTTTCTGGCCGATATCGATCATGATGTCGCCCAGATTGGCGTCGGCCATTACCGGCGCGCCGAGCGTGCGCTTGATCGTCTGATAACCGGCGCCGAGCTGAAGCATCAGCGTGCCGACACTTTGCATGCGTGAATGCAGGGATGCGGCGCCCTCGGCGGCGCGCTGCAACTGCGACCGGAGGCGGCTGCCGAAATCGGTATTGCCGAGGCGTTGGGCGGTCTTCTGAACCCCGCCGAGATCTCGCTCGGCCGAGCGGGCGCCGGAGCCCATCTGGTTGACGAACCGGGCCTTGATGGCGACGTCGAGATCGCTCATTCGTCTCGTCTCCAGAGCCCCCAGGTTTCACGGTCGATCTCTCGGGCCGTGTCGTACCAGGCGCACATGTCGGTCCACTCCATGGCCAGCACGGCGGGGATCGGCGTCGACAGGATGGCGGCCACCCGGCCGGCGTAGCCGCGCCACTGCAGGGGATTGTGCTTCAGCCCTTCAGGGCCTTCGGCAAAAAATCGATGGCGACCTCCATCACCGCGTCGCCGTCGCCCGCCTCGAGGCCGCGCAACACCTCGACCGGAAGGCCGACCATGGCGGCAATCACATCCCAGCGGGTAAACGACGTCCCCAGCCGATCGACCACGTCGCCCATTTCGGCCGTGGTCAGGCGGTGGACCGTAATCTCGGAGACCACGCGCCCCTCGAGTTCGAACTCGAAGTCGAGGGGGACGGTCTTCGCCCAGACTTTGCCGCTGACGAAGTTGAGCTTGGCCGGCTCGGCGACAGGGCGGGCAGGGGTGCTCGCCGCATCCTGCTTCAGCATTTCATCCACCACGTCGGCCGGCGGCAGCGGAAACTTCTCGGGCTCGGCGCCGGTGTCGAGCGGCGGCAGATCGGACACGTCGTCGGTCATGGCGTCACCAGTTGATCAGGCTGTTGTGGGTGGCGGTCAGATCCTCGCCATCGCAGACTAGCGTGTTGTTGAAGTAGTCGAACTTGTGGATGGTCTGGCCGTCCTCGCGATCGAGGTAATGCACGATCGTCGTGAACTTGAAGCCGAAGGGGCCGTCGGCCCGCCCTTTGGACGTGCTGGCCGTGGTCAGCTCGTTGACGAGGCCCTTGAGGTAGACCATGCGGCCGACATCCTTGCCGGCGACGATATCGCGGATGCGCTCGTACCAGTAGAGTTCGGTCCAGTCGCCGGGCTCGCGCCCGAAGCGGGCGCGGATGCGCTTGTCCGGGCCGTTGAGGTCGAATTCGGCGGTGAGCGCCTCGATCTCGCCGGGGATCTGCATCCCAAAATAGCTGCCCGACGAGCCGATGTCCGTCATCGCCCGGCGCAGGTCCGGCAGCTTGCCGCGCGAGACTGACAAGGCCAGATTGACATCCTTGAGCCAGAGGTTGCCGCCGAAGACGACGTTCTGCTGTTTCTCGACCATGATCTATCCTCAGTCGGCGGTGGTGACGTTGGCGTTGCCCATCGCCTGCAGGGCCGCCGCGATCTGGTCGGCCAGCACGTCGAAGGCCTCGGGCTGCGGCTCGGTGAAGATCTGCAGGTCGACGAGGTCGGAACCTTCCTCGAAGCGGAGCTTCAGCCGGCAGATGCCGCTTCGCAGGCCGGTGTTGCTGTTGAGCGATCGCTTCCAGACGATCTGGTAATCGATAATTGCTCCGAGCGTCTTGGCCTCTTCGCAGGCGGCAGCGAGAGCCTGGGTCATCAGCGACACAAGGTGGCCGCCGAGATCCTCGGCCAGGTAAGCGCGCATCGGTAGAGGGATAGCAGCCTCGATCGCCCGCCGAGTGCGGATGCGCTTGAGACTGCGATAGGCGGCAACCGTGCTGTCGGTGGCCGTGGTGAACGGAGCCCAGAGCGTATTGCCCTCGATCACCGTGGCAAGGCCGCCCTGTACCAGCGTGTTGGCTTGGCAGGAGGGATCGCCATCACGGTAGCTGATCGTCTTGGTGAGGCCGAGAATGCCCTTGAGCGGTCGGTTCCAGGCCGCTTTGTAGGGCGTGCCAGCTTCTTTGTCGCGGCGGACGATGGCCCCGGCGACGTGCGGCGACATCGGCCGCGTGACCGTCTCGCCGCCCAGCGACACCTCGACAGCCGGATAGCAAGCCATCATGCCGAGCGCCGTATCGAAGTCGGCCGCGTAGGTGAGGGCGGCCGCGTCGCTGGTCTGCGTCGCGTCGACCACGCCGATACAGTCGACCAACATGTCCTTGACGACATTGATCGACACGGTCGCCGCGTTCTTGAGGTTGCCGAGCCGTTGGCTGGTGTAGCCGGGGGCGATGATGATTCCCGGCTTGTGGCCGGTGATCGCCTGGGCATCGAGCAGGGCGTAGGCGCCGGTCTTGTCGGCCGCCGTGCCGGCGATCGCGCCGATGTCGGCGGCGAGCTTGGCCTCGTCCGTGCCCTCCGTGGCATACGCGCTCCGGGAAAAGACGAAAGTCGGGATGACGCCCTCGGACAGGACCTGCGACACGGCGTCCTTGGCGAGGCCGTCGCCCAGCTTGGCGACCAGCTCGCTGTCCTCGGGGTCGATCGCCACCGGCGTGTCGAGGGGGAAAACGGTCTCGTCGGCCGCCGGCGCCGGCATCACCATGCCAATCACGGTGGAGTCGCGGGCGTCGATCGACACAACGTTGGACGACAGGTCCGAGAAGACGCGGACGCCAACAAAGGGCGCGGTGGAGGCCATGGATCAATCCTCGCAAAGCGTGAAAACCGGCTTTGCGGGTAGTCTATGTGCCCCCGAAACGACAGCGGGGCTGCACGCATGCAGCCCCGGCTCCCTGTGACCAATGGAAGGCTCTCACCAAGTGCGGCATCCGTCAAGCGTACTCAGGCCAGACCGTCGTTAACCGCCACGTCGGTGTCCGGCCAATCCCATATTTCAATCTGTAACTAGTGTATCTATCTTGCCGCTCGTTTGGTGAGCGCCTGCCTTGCCGGCGGGCTGGGCAGAACGGGCGGGGAAATCTTGGGAAATTCGAATTGGAGGTATCGGGAGGACATTGACGGTCTTCGCGCTCTGGCCGTTGTTGCCGTCATCCTGTTTCATTTTGAATCCAGCTGGTTTCCCGGCGGCTTTGTCGGTGTCGACGTCTTCTTCGTCATTTCCGGCTTTCTCATCACCTCGCTGATTGCCCGCCAGATCACCGAAGACCGCTTCAGCCTGATCGACTTTTACGAACGCCGCTTCCGCCGCATCTACCCAAACCTGTTGATCGTGCTGGCCGTGACGGTCGTTCTCGGCTTCGTCGCCATGGTGCCGCTGACCTACCGGCCCTTCGGCCGCAGCCTGGTCTGGGCCACCCTTTCCGCATCCAACTTTGCCTTCATAGGCGGCGACGGCTACTTCGACCCGGACAATCTCACCAAGCCGCTGCTGCACACCTGGTCGCTCGGCGTCGAGGAGCAGTTCTACCTCGTCTTTCCCTGGCTGCTGATCCTCGCCGCTAAGCGCGGCTACAGCGCCAAGTGGCTGATCGGCGCCGTTGTCGCCATATCGCTCGCCCTCAGCATCGGCGCGGCTTTCGCCAACTGGGCGCCGTCCTATTTCCTGCTGCCGACCCGCTTCTGGGAACTCGGCATCGGCGCCCTGATCGCCATTCGGCCGCCGAGCAACCGTCTGTCGTCGACCCAGCGGTCGATCCTTGGCATCGCTGGTCTCCTGGCCATCGCCTGGGCCGCCCTGCGCCTCTCCGACGCCGATCCCTTCCCCGGCTATCTCGCACTGGCACCGACGCTGGGCGCTGCCGCCACCATCTGGGCCAACGGCGGTCTCGCCAGCCATCTCCTGTCCTTCCGTCCCTTCGTCTGGATCGGCCGCCTGTCCTTTGCCCTCTACCTCTGGCATTGGCCGCTGATCTCCATTGCCGCCGGCATCGGTCTGCCACCGACCGGCACCGCCACGCGCCTTCTCATCACAACCGTGATGCTAGTCCTCTCAGTAGCGGGCTACTTCCTCTGGGAGCAGCCCATCCGCCAGCGGCGGCGGCTTGGCCGGCGTAAAAAGTTCTTTGCCGTGCTGGCTGTGTTCGCCGTCGTCCTTGTCGGCATTGGGGTCGTCATCTTCGAAACGCGCGGCCTTCCGCAAAGACTGCCGGCCGATCTTGTTGCCATAGATGAAGCAGCGAAGCGGGATTCCTTTTTTATCACCAAGCGGTGCCCGGAAGTGGAAAGCATAAAACCGGCCCCGTGCACGATAGGAGACGAAACAACAAATAAAGTATCATTCGTCATAATTGGAGACTCTCAAGCTCAGGCAGTTGCCGCGGAAATCGGCGACCTCGCAAAGTCTTACCACTTGCGCGGACTTTATCTCGGTAAGATCGGGTGCCCACCGCTGGCCGGGCTTACCCGGACGCGGCGCTCGCATTGCTCAATGCAATATGACTTCGCCATGAACGAAATCCGCGAAAACAACCCTGAACTGGTAATAGCCCTAATGCACTGGGCTGGCCTCATCGGTGACCCTGTGGGTGGGCCCAAAACCCCTTTACTGAAGCAAGGAGAAGTTGTTACCGAGGCTGATCGCTCCGCGGTGGTGACCGCTGCGTTGGACGAAACTCTAACTAATTTAGGAAACCGCCAGATCGTGACGTCACTTACAATCCCGGAACATAACGGCAAAGCGCTTCTTTTTGGGAAGTGGTGGACCGAGCGTTTCGGATTTCCAATGTTTGTTCCCAGACTGACCCTTTCCGAGTACTGGGAACGGCAGACATACGTCAAAAGGCTTCTGAGCGATGCCCAGTTGCGGCATGCAAACTTGACGGTTGTGAGCCCCGCACCGGTGTTTTGTCCTACCGATCTTTGTATTCAATCGACGAACGACACGATTTTGTATTCGGATGATAGCCACCTTTCACACGCCGGCGCGCAACTCTACGCACCGTTGTTTGAGGCTGCACTCGCAAAGATGTCTGCAACGATCAAGCGTCCCAATCCATCTTTGCCATCAGATTGATCGCCGCGATGGTCTCCGCTGCATCGATCGCCGCCTTGGCCGCGAGGCGCTTATGCTCGATCTCGGCGCTTTTGATCTGCCACGCAGCGTGCATGGCGACCACTACCTGAGCGACAGCGTCGGCAGTCTCGCCAGTGATGCCGATCTCCGCGAAAATATGCGGACACTCTGCGGCGGTCAGAGACGGATCGGCGAGGTAGGCTTTGGCCTCCTCGAGCTTTTGCTGGTAGGCCATGGCCTGCCCAGACCCGCCAGTGATGTAGGTGAGTCGGTAGGCCTCGGCGGCCGCATCCACGCTGGCTTTGACTGCGGCGCGGAGATTTTCGAGGTTTATCGGAGATGAAGGGCGTGTCGCGTTGTAGTCGCGCTCCATCGGGTCGCCGACGAAGTCGATTGTGACGGCCTCGCCATTGAGATACCAGATCTCGCCGCGATGATCGGCCATGAGCATCCACGCATCACCAGACCAGACGGCCACCTTGCCGGCAACGACCGCTGGCGGCTCGATTTCGACGCATCCGGCCGGGATATGGAAGACGCCGGGCTCCAGCGGACTTTCATAGGCACACGCCGCGCCAGCATAGACCCCATCGGCATCACGCTGATAGACGGTTTTGGTAGCCATCATTGACCTCAATATTTGATGCAGCCAAGAAGGGCGATGTTGACGGGGCGGTTTTCCGCTGCGATGGGAACAACTAGGGAAGCATCAAAACCAATTCCATTGAAGTCGGTGGAAGCAGCGACGTTCGTGGGTACGTATCTTGGGCGGGCGCCCGGTATAACTGCAAAGGCACCCGAATAGTTGGCCCATGGGGGCGACGCATCGTTGCTCGTTCCTCCAATACTGCCGGTGATATTGCGGATAGCGTCCCCCTGCTGAGAGCCAAGCACGCGACCGCTGTCCAACCCTCTGCCGCTGTCTAGGAAACGCGGAAACACACCCCGCAAATCCCGGGTCACGAGGTAATCGCCCGTTACCGACCGTGTGGTGTTCGGATTGGCCGGGTCGGTGCATCGGTACCAAGCGGTCGCCGTGGCGTTCAGCGCATCGCCGCAATACTTGACCGCATCGAGATCCGCATAGGTGTGGCGGTTGATCGCCGAGCCCACACCGACGATCCAGCCGATGGGCGGCGCAGGCAGATCAAACCCCATGACGGCGCCGGTCGGAACGCCGGCAACAGTGATCGTCACGTCGCCCGCAAGATTCGCTTCGGCTCCGCCATTGAGCTTGACACCCGTGCCACCGATCAGCTTGCGCGTCACCGGAACCTTTTCGGCAATCGACGCCAAAAGACCTGTGATGGCCGTATCGTCTTCCGAGAGCTTGGCCGCGATCTCGACCAGCGTGTCATAGGCGGCCGGAGCGTCGCCCTTCAGGCCGGCGATCGCCGCGTCCACGTAGGTCAGATCAGCCTTCAGCGCGAGCGCCGCCGACAGCCCTACCACGCTCGACATGTTGATCCCGCCGGCATTGATGACGGCAATAGCATCCTCCGCCGCCGAGACGTCGGCCTTGAGCTGGTCGATGACCGCCGTCAGCGCGACGAGCTGGGGCTCGACATTGGCCTGGATCACCGCGAGCGCCTGGCCGGTGCCGGTGCTGATCAGTTCTTCCCAGTCCGCCTTGACGGCCTCGAGCGCCCGGATGCGGGTGCCGGCCGACGTCAGCGCCGCGTCCCAGAACGCCTTGTTGAGGTACGCGTCGAGCGGGGCGGCGTAGTCGTCGTCAGGCGACGGCAGCGATGCTGAGGACGACATCGGGCGTCTCCGTGATGAGGATCTTGAGGAGGTCGCCGCGCAGCGTGATATCGCCGCGCGGCCGGAGCTTGATGCCGGCCACCGTCGCCGGCCGGGCGAGCACGATCCGGTAGTTGGTCTCCGGGTCGATGGTGGCGGCGTCGATGGGGCTGGTCTGGTCGGTCATGTCACCCTCAGAGCGCATACATGGCGATGTTGTCGACGAACGGCAGGTCGGTGACCTCGCTTGAGGTCATGTCGAACCGTGCCCGCGCCGACGTGGTCGACGGCACGGTGAAGGTCGCCGAGATGGTCCGCTTTGCGTCGTTGATGAGGTCCGGCGTCACGATGGTCGCGGCCGGTGCGTAGACGGTGCCACCGACCACCAGCTTGGGCGCGGCGGTGTGCTTGCCGCCGTCCCACTGGTCGATCACCGTGTCGAGCTGGATCGACGTGGTCGAGACGCCGAAATCGTGCTCGACGCTGATCGCCTGCATGTCGCCGCGCGGCCGGAAGGTCATCACCCGCGCGTTGGCGTCCATCACGATGGCCGGCTGAAGATCCGTCGTGCCGGCGAACACGGCCCGCAGACGGGTCAGCGCCGGCAGACCGGCGAGCCATGCCGTGTCGGTGGCCGTGTCGACGGTCACCGGCAACCAATCGGTGGCGTCGGCCGGCATGATCTCCCAGGTCAGCGACGTGCCGCCCGGCGCCCAGCCGGCGTGCAGGAGGCGGATGTCCGTCATCCCGTTTTCGAGCGTCGCCGATTGCATCTCGACCACGGTGCGAGTGGCAGAGAACTTGGCGCCATAGAGCCGCATCGCGAAGTCGGTCCCGGCCTCTCCCTGCGCCCATACGCCGTCGGTGCAGTAAAACAGCGTCCCTTGCGCGTATTTGTTGCCGGCGACGGTCTCCAAGGCATGGTTGCCAGTCGTGACCGTGAACCAGGCGTAGCGGGTACCGCTCTCCAAGAGGGTCGGCGTCAGGTCGAACTTGACCCAGCCGGTGGCGAGCTGCGCGGCGGTGAGCGTCGTCGATGCGATGACGCTATCCATCTGCGGCTGGCCCGAGCTGTCGCACTCGCAGATGAACAGGTGAACCTCGCCGTCCAAACCGACGCGGGTGAAACTGAGGTCGAGGCCGGTCAGCACCATCGGCTGAGCGCACAGCCAGGTCTGGCCGTAGATGGAGCCATTGACGCCCATCTCCTCGGTCACATAGTCCCAGTACGTTTCCTCGACGGTGCGAACCGTGACGTTCTGGAACGAATAGATGTAGTGGCCCTTATTGTTGTGGTTGTTGTCGATCGATGTGATGACGAATGTTTCGCCGTCCTTCGTGAAGGTCGCGCCCACCGCGAGTTTGCCGAGGAAGGACCAGCCGGAAGCGTTTTCGCACCTCGTCGTGGTGGCGCCATACTCGGTCACCGTGCGCGACAGCGTCTTTTGGATCGCCGTCGTCACCGTGTGGGTGAGCTGCGAAATGTTCTTGCTGCCGCCGTCGCCGTCCACCTCGATGCGGACCACTTCTTCCCAAGCCGGCAGGATCAGGGTACCGGACGCGCGGATCGCGCTCGAGGATGCATCGAGCAGGGCCATCTGCATGTCGCGCTGCGATGCCCAGGCGAAGCGCACGCCCTCGCGAATGCGGGCGAGCCAGGAGGCGTTGGCCGTGTCCCACTCGTCGGTGAGCAGGCCGTTGTCGTACCAGTAGGCGCGCGCCTCGTCCGGCATGGCGATCTCGCGCCGGATCTGCGCAAGGTCGCGCTGCATCTGGCGGACCACCACAGGGTTCGGGATGTCGTTGAGCCGCGAGGCGATGTTGGAGATGTCGGTCTCGATCGACGACACGCGCGCCACGGCGGCGTCCATCTCGTTTTCGACGACGGTGAGCCNGTCGAGCAGGGCCATCTGCATGTCGCGCTGCGACGCCCAAGCAAAGCGGACGCCCTCGCGAATGCGAGCCAGCCAGGACGCGTTGGCCGTGTCCCACTCGTCGGTGAGCAGGCCGTTGTCGTACCAGTAGGCGCGCGCCTCGTCCGGCATGGCGATCTCGCGCCGGATCTGCGCAAGGTCGCGCTGCATCTGGCGGACCACCACAGGGTTCGGGATGTCGTTGAGCCGCGAGGCGATGTTGGAGATGTCGGTCTCGATCGACGACACGCGCGCCACGGCGGCGTCCATCTCGTTTTCGACGATGGTGAGCCGTCCCTCGACCTCGGCCAGCGTCTTGGCGCGCGAGGACTGATCCATCTCGACGGCGACGATGCCGGTGGTCGACAGCTCGACATAGGCGACGCAACACTCGGTGGAGGCGACCGTCGGCTTGACCGGCGTCGGCGAGCTGAGGCCTTGCTGGATCACCACCTCGACGCTGCGGATAGTGGTCTTCGGCACCGTCTGCATGACGGTATCGCCGGTGTCGGCGTCGGTCTCGATCTCCCGGCTTTCGTTTTCCGTCGTCTCGGTGCCGCGTAGCAGTAGCGCCACATAGCGGCCGTCGCCGGTGACCAGGGGCAGGTAGACCTGCAGGTTGACGACGATGGCCGCGTCGTTGCCGTAGATCTTCTCGCCGACGAACAAGTAGCCCGGATTGAGTGTTACCTCGACGGCCGACGACTGCGCGATCGAATAGCCCGCCCAATGGTGAGCGTAGGCGATGGCGCCGCCGACGATCGCCTCGCCGCCCTCGCGGCCGTAGGTGCTAATCGCGTCGAAATCCGCGGGCTCCGCGACTTCGGCTTCGGTGAATTCGACCGTCTTGAGCATGGTCCCCTCAGAGCTTGGTGCGGGAGATGTACGCGCCGAGCCGATAGGTGCCGTCGAGCGGCACGCCGTCGGAAAGGCGGATTTGGCGGGAGTGGCCGAAGTCGACGCGGATCTCGGTCTCGGGCGCCTTGGCGGCGCGCAGGGCGGCGAGGCACCGCTGGAACGGTTCACGGCTCGGCGTCTTCAGGCGGGCGTGGCCGAGCGCGCCGCGCCGCATGACCAGGGCGCGGGCCGGCTTCTGGGTGGCGACCCTGACGAGGTAGCGCGCCAGGAAGGCGGCGTGGCCGATCGGCGTTCGGCCGATGATCGCCCGCCCCATCACGAAGCGTGCCGGGTAGGCGACAGCGTCGACCAGCGTGCCGTCGACATAGGCGAGGTAGCGTACCGCCCCGTCGCGGACGCCGACCAGCCAGCAGTCGGTGAGCGAAGCGCCGATCACCTCGCGCTTGCGCGCCTCGCTCCAGTCCGAGAACCAGAGGCGGACACCGTCGTGCACCGCAAGGAACGGCAGCAGGGCGGCCGGCGCCGTCGCTGGGTCCAGCGCCTCGCGCAGCGGCACCGGCAGCGTGTCGGTCATCGCTTTGGCGAGGGCGATCTCGTAGGGCGCGGCCGAGGCCGGCAGAAGATCGGCGGCGGTGGTCATCCCGGCACCTCGACGGTGAGTGTGATCGTGCCCGGCAACGGGATGGCGTAGGGATCGGCCGCTATGTCGGTCGCCGGCGCTGTCAGATCGACGCGGGTTACCGACGTGCCATAGGCGGCACCGGCGAGCGCTGATACAGGCACCTCCGCGCCGATCGTCATGCGCGCCGTGCCGGCGGCGAGGATGCGGGCGACGGCCTCGAGCCTCACCGCCTCGGCGTCGGGGCCGCTCGGCACCGTCACCTTGCCAGTCACGTCGTAGACGTTGCGCGTCGCCCGCAGGACCGAGACGCTGGTTGCCTCCGGCTTGACCGAGGCCGACGTGCAGGCGGTACGCACGGCCGCCAGTTCCTCGTCCGTGGCATCGCGACCGTCGGGGCCGGAGACCACGATATCGACGTCGCCCTTGCGGCCGTGTACGGATCGGCCGATCACGCGGCCGGCCAGCATGGACGGCCACGCGGTCATTGCCTCGTAGAGGTAGCGGTCGGCCGAGCCAGCGGCCGGCCGCGTGAAGGCCAGTAGATAGCGCTGCAGCAGCCGTGCGTCGGTCTCCATCACCGCCACGGTGGTGTCCGTGGCCGCGACGAGGATCAGGCGCTCGATGCCGATGCGGGCAACGATGTTGTCCAGGTCGTTGCCCTCGGCGAGCGGCGCCAGCAACGCCTTGATCACGTCGTTGACGCGCTGGCGGTCGAGCAGGCGGAGATAGGACCAAGCCTCCGAAGCGATGACGGTCGGGTCGGTTTCAAGGGTGCCGACGTCCCACTCGGGCAGCGTCGGGTCGATCGCGCGCGCCTCTGCCCAAGCGGCGGCAAAGCGTGCGAGAAAAGCGGCCTGCAGCGTCTCGAAATCGAGCGCCTCGATGACCGTCGGCGCCGGCAGGCGGGAAAGGTCGATGGTCACGCCGCTTGCCTCCCCTGCAGGTAGCGCGCGGTCAGGGCGATCTTGCCGCCGACCGGCAGGGCGATCGTATAGTTGCCGAGCCGGCCCTCCGGGTAATAGAGGCCGGCATGGCGGAGCCCGAGCCCGCCTTCCCGGGTAAGCCGGACTAGCTGCATTTCCTTGTTCCGATACTCGGGCTCCCAGGTGTGGGCGGCGGTGATGAGGTCGTTGTAGAGCCCGAGCGCCGTCGCGGTGGTGATGTCCTCGGCGAGCCAGGACCGCAGGTCCGAACCGAAATCGAGCCGCATCACCCGCGCATTGAAGCGGGTCAGCCAGATGACCCCGAGCGACTGGCGCACGTGCTCCCAGCCGGTCAGGATCTTGCCGGTGCGACGGTCGATGCCGGTTCGGAAGGCGATCGCGGTCATCTCAGCCCTTGGTCTTGGAGGCCTTCGAAGGGGGTTCGACGGCGGTTTCAGCCTCGCTCGAAGCGAGCCTGATATGGCCGGCCTGCGCCTCGTAGCGGGCGGCCGTGTCGGTCAGCTCTATGGTGTCGCCGGCTTTGACGCGCCGGCCGGCGACGCGGGGAGGGGCGGTGTCGGTGACGAAGTATTTCATTGGGGTCTCCTAGACTGGCTAGACTGGCGGGTTTGTGCGTTCGCCGCCCCTGAGGACGCCGCCATGCACGTGCGTGGAGTCGATCCGGACGCCGTTGTTGGTGATCGATCCGGTAGTGGTGATGTCGCCATCGATGTCGACGGTGGCCTTGATCGACAGGCGGGCGGTCTCGATCGCCGCCCGGTCGCCTCTGACGGTAATGGTCGTATCCCCGAAAGCGATGACGGCCGCGTCGGATGCCTTGGACGGTGCGGGATCGTCGTCGGTGTAGGCGCCCCACTGGGCGATCGAGCCGGCGCCGACCGTGCCGGACGGCGAGACGAGCGTCATCGGCGCGCCGATCGGCGGCGGTACGTGGATCTTCAGGTTGCCGGTCGACGCCTCCGGCCAGCGCACCCACGGCGACAGAATGGCGCGGCCGTCTGCCGCCTTGCCGATCACAAGGCGCAGGCGGCGGCGGTCGTGATCGACCTCGGCCACCTTGCCCGGCAGGATCATCTGCGCCATGCGTCGGTTGAGTTCGACGACATGGCGCTCCAGGACGCGTAGCGCGCGATTCTGCTGGGAGATCATGGATCGACCTCCCAGAGATCGCGCACCTCGATCGGCACGTCGTCGCCGAAGTCGGCTTCGGCGGAGGCCCGTCCGTCGTCATCGATGGTGACGGTCAGCATCGGCGCCGGCGCGTCATAGAGACCGGCGCCTTGGGCGACCAGCGTCTGCGACCAGGTGGCCGCAAGATAGCCGACGCCCCGCCCCTCGTCCGCGACGGTGTAGAGCGGCACCAGTTGCGGCGCCGGCTGCTCGGCCGGCGGCGTGATCTTGTTGAGGCTCCACGTCGTCTCCTCGCGATCGGCGAGGATCATCATCATGCGGTAGCCGAGCGCCCAGCCGAGGCGATCACGGTCGACGGCGCGGTTCTCGATCGCCTTGGCCTCGACGACGATGTAGGCCGCCCAGTCGACAGTGAGATCGACCATGCCGTTGATCAGCTCGATCGAGCGGACGCGCGACCAGCCGACGGCGATCCCCGGAGCCGGCACGATGGTCTTGGCGATCATCTGGGATATGTCGATCTTGCCGGGGTGCGCCTTGACGGTAACGCCGGGAAAGAGCGCATCGAGCCGGGCGACGATCGCCGCCTGCCATGCCTCGAGCGGATCGGCCGCGAGGATCTGCGCAAGAGTCGCCGGCTCCATCATTGCAGGAGGCTCCCCAGCCAGTCGGTGGTGACGTCGGAAAGCTCCACGCGATTATCGTCGGAGAGGCCGACGAATGGGCGCGGCGGGATGGTGACCTGACGGGCGAAGATCTGCTGATTGCCGATCACGAAGGCGAGGCGCTTGGCGTCCTTCGGTTTGATGGTCATGCCGTCCTGGTGAACGTGCGCCCATTCCCAGCTCGCGCCCCACTCGGCCTCGTCGGCCGAGGCGACGAAGGCCACCGAGCCGAGCAGATGCTCGCCGGTGCGGAGCAGGATCGACGTGCCGGTTCGGTTCGGCGGCCAGGGCGTGCCGTCCGGCCCCGTCTTTTCCTCGGTGATGCGCCGGCGCGTCTGGCTTTCGCCGATCGCACCGACATTGGTCATCAGGTCGGACGGGTCGACGTGCTCGAGCGCCGCGATCTTGTCGGCTGTCAGTTCGAGGTCGTTGATGTCGACGACGATGGAGCTGCTCATGGCAAACCGGCCCTCCCAAGGCGGGCGCGGGTGAACACACGCTCCGGAGCGTCGACAAGGACCGTCTGAGGCGAGGCATCCCCGACTGAAATACCGTCCTCGGTAGCCCCGCTACCCTCGAAGGTCAGCGCGCCCTTGCCGGCGACGATCGCCTCGAGGCGCTTGACGGCCGCCTGATTCCTCTCGCGGATGTCGTCGGTCAGGCGCGAGAAGGACAGCGCCACCTTGTAGAGGGCGATGTCCATCACGTAGATCTTGAGGATGGCTAGACCGTCGGCGTCAAGCCGGTCCAGCTCTGACCGCGTGTAGCGGCCTTGCAGGATGGTCCGCGCCTCGATCGACGCATCGTCGAGCGCCCGCGCCACCCTGACCTCGTCGAGGACGCCGGTGGTCTCGTCGGCGCCGAGCAGGATCACCTCCTGCGGATGGCGCTCGGTGAGGTCGGCAAGGGTGGCGTAGGCGGTCACGAGATCCAGTCTCCGGAAAAAGGCGATCGAGTTCGATCAGTTCGTGGTATCCGGCCAGGGCGCGGCGACGCGGCCGGCGCCGACGAAGGCGGCGTGCTTTTCTCGCGTCAGCCAGACGGTTTCGCCGATACCCTTGAGCTTGCCGCCATGAACCGTCGGCAGGACGAGCGTGAAGCGCTCCTCCTCCAGCTTGACCTCGACAGGCGTCAGGGCGCCCGCGACCGGCGTCTCCGTCGTTTCGGTATCGGTCTGCCCGGTACTTGCGGTCGACGCCGGAGCGCCGTCGCTATCCGGCGGGGCGACCGTGGCAGGCTCCGGCGCCACGGTCGTTTTGGCATCAGTCTGGCCGACGCCGTCGACGGTCGCGGCCAGCGCCGTTTCGACGCCGTTGGAGCCACCATCGGGATTTCCGGTTGCCGTTTCGGAAGGAGCATCCGGGGAGACGGCCGGATTGCCGTCTCCCCCGGTTTTGCTGCTCGCGGGTATGGAGTTGGCCGAGACCACCGTCGTGTCGGCCGTATCGGTCGTATCCACGGCGTCGGCCTTGGCGGCCTTCGGGGACTTTGCCATTGCTTGTCCTTTCGTGAGGGAGCTTGCCGGGCAGGCCCCGATCCGGGCCGGCCCGGGAAACTCCGCCCCGGTCGAGGCCGGGACGGAAGGATTGGAGCTGCCCGCCTATGGTCAGCTGACGGCGTTCTGGATGATGAAACCCAGCTCCGGCGCCACGGTCATCTCGCGCGACTTCTCGCCGACACGTACCTTGACGCCGCCCTCGAGGCCGACGTCGGAGTCTTCGATAGTGCCACCGAACTTGTCACCGAGCCGGGCGGTGTAGCCCCAGGTCATGCCCATCTCGGTCGTGACGGTGGGATTGATGAACAGGCCCTGGATCGACTTGCCCCAAACCCTCTGAAGGTTGGCTTCCTGACCGGGCATCGCGACGTTGAGACGGCTTTCGCCGACCAATACCTGCCGGACCTCGAGCAGTTCGGCGAGCTGTTGCTTGGTGATGGCACCCTCGTCGGTGAGACCACCCTTGACCGCCTTGATCAGGCGGGGATGTTTCTTGATCTTGGTCCAAACTGGCTGCCCCATCGCCACAGTGTTGGGGCGTGGGCCGAGCGTTTCACTGAGCAGCTCATCGAGGATGGCATAGGGATCGCTTCCGTCCGTATCGAAGCGATCGTCCGCGTCCACGATATTGACTCGATTGGCCGCGACATAGTTGCTCGGGTTCTGCACAACGGCCGACGCGCGGATCTCGCGGCGAAGCAGCATCAGGTCGGCGAGAAACTGCGCCGCCACCTTCTCCGGATCGTAAGTGGAGAGGTTGAGTTCGCGCAGACGGCGAGCCTCGTTGATGTCGGAATTGGGAACCGGTGCATCGAGACCATGATCCTCGGTGGAGCCGTCCCGTTCCTGGCCGGTGAATTCGACCTCGTTGACACGGCCTTTGCGACCGACGCGCGTTTCCGGAACAGTGAAGCCCTGGGCGAGATCGTAGAACGTCCACTTGAATTTTTCGGCCGGCACCGGGACGTAGGGCAGCACCTGGTCGGCGATGAAAGAGTAGGCGGGGTTGCGGTAGGCGATGGCGATCGCCGTCAGCGCGGCGGATACGGCGAAGGGGCGGCTCGAAGCCATGACGGACACTCCAGGACAGGCGCCTTTTGACGCCTGTCAGTCGAGGGTTGAGGGATCAGGCGGCGGCCGAGGAGCCGACCGACGGGAGCAGAAACACCTGCACGATGTCGCCGGCGGCCGTTGCCTTGGTCGTGGCGAAGCCCGCAATGCGCATGACGGTGCCGGCCACCGGCGATGCCACGACGGCGCGTCCCTGGGCATCGGCAGTAACCGGATCGCCGGGCTTGATGACGCCGCCGGCGGTGACCGGCAGCTCGCCGAGCATGTGGGCATCGAGCATCTCGCCGGCGGCCGCACCGACGGCGTCGGATGCGCCGATGATGCGAGCGGCCGACGACGCGGCGGTGATGGCCTGACCGTCGTCGTTTAGGGCGACGAGACGCATACCGAGAATGGCAGCGGCGGCCTCGAAGGAAAGTGCGAAATGCTGCCGCATGATCGGCGGCTCCTTGTGCTGGGTGAGTGATGGACGCCGTCAGCCCTTGCGCTCAATGGCGGCAAGGGCGTCGACGGCGGTGACGGTGATGCCGAGCTTGGCCTGCTCGTTGACGTAGGCAGTGATCTTGGCGGCCAGATCGGCCGCGCCCTGCGCGTGGCTTTCCGGCGGGTTGCTCCCGTCGAGACCGGAGGCCCCGAGCTTGGCCGACGCGCCGCCGATGATGGCGGTCACGCTCAGGAGCCCCTCCGGTGTCGCCGCCAGCTTGGCGTAGTGCTCGCGTTCGGCCGGCAGGATCTTCTTGTCCTTCAGCGCCGCCTCGAGCAGCGTGTTGACCTTCGCCGTGTGGTCGGCCGACTTGATCGCCGACAGCTTGGTTTCCAGATCGGCAACCTTGCCGTTGGCCGTAACGAGGTCGGCGCCGAGCTTGGCAACGGCCGCATCATGGTCGGCCTTGGAGACCGATTTGGCCTTGAGGTCGGTGACGGCGGCGAGGATCGCGGTTTCCGAAGCGGATTCGGAGAGACCGAGGTAGGCGGCGATGGACTTCATGGAGGGCTCCTGATCGAGACCGGGTTGAGTTGACGCGACTGCGCCCATGGCAAGCGCCGGCGCGGCGACCAGGGCGACGGAATGAATCCAGACGGCGGTGCCGTCGTCGGTGTGGCGGATGGCCGGCGAGATGTAGCGGCGGGTTCGGGCCTTCAGAACGGCGACACCTTCTTCGAGCCACTCGACGGCGGCCCAGAGACCGTCCGCCCGCGCCTCGAGGCGTTTGACCCATCCGACGGTGTGCGGATTCCCGCCGCCGGCCGACGCATGATCGAGGTCGACGGGGATGTCGACGCCGTCGGCTGCAAAACGGGCCACCAGATCCTCGGGCCGGAACTCGAAGCTGCGACCGTCGCGAGCTTCGACGCGGCCGCGCGGGGCGATCTGGATCATCGCAGGCGGAGAGATCGCGTCGGCGGCGAGCGTGACGGAGGCGGTGACGAGACCGAGCGCAAGCTCGACGGCACTGGCAAGTTGGGAGAAGTGAGGGCGGTTCGTCATGCCGGCGACGATGCACCGGCAAGGGGCGCGCCATGGCGCTGCATGTATGCAGCGCGGGCGGTCGGATCAGGAGGGGAATGACCTAGAGGTACGCCGCACCGGTCGGGGTGGTCAAGGCATGCGCGTCAAAATCAATTTCGAAGGCCCCTCAAAGCCCGTAGACGGCGACCGGCGTGCGGGGCGTCCGGATGTAGCCCCCGGCGGCCGGCGGCCGCCAGCGGTCAAATCTGGGGCGACTTGTCGAAACGGCCCCGAAGGCGCATATTATGGACGAGCGGCGGCAAGTCTTTGCCAATCGCACCGAGGGAGATCAGCACCCTCCCGCCGCTCATTTCCCTGACCGAGCAAGTTCCGCGAGCGCCGCCGCCTCATCTCGTTGGTGGAGCGAGGTGACGCGAAGATAACCCTTTGCGGAGCGGTGAACAAACGCTCGCCACCAGGTCTTGTCCACCTTGAAGAGGATGGAACGGGTGCTGGCCTTGCCGCGAGGGTCGGGCAGGACCGTGCCGGTCCGCAGCATCTCCGGCAGCACGCCGAAATCCTCGACATCGAGGCCGTGCCTTTCAACACGGGCCGCCACGTCACCCGCCTCGATCGACACCACCGGTGACCTCGCGCCGCCCAGCTCGTTGGCGAGCTTCGGGCTGACGCCGGCCGGCAGCCAGGTCTTGCCATCGACCTTGGGGGCGAGGGCGACGAACGGGTCCGACCAGAGATCCGTGAGCGCCTTGGTCGATGCCCGTTCCGGCGCCTCGCCTAGCCGCAGTTCGAGATTGTCGAGCAGGGTCTTGGTCCGGTCGCGGCCGGGATTGCCGTGCCAGCCGGGGTCGATACCGTCAGGGATGCGCGAGATCTCGCCGGTGCGCCGGTTGCGCCAGTCGCGCATGACGACGGGCGGGGCGGTGTCAGTGTAGTAGACCCCGTCGCTCCGCTTGGTGGCGATGAGCGTTTCCTTTTCGCGCCGGCTGACCTGCCGCACCGAGCAGTGGCACAGCCAGCCGTTGGGTGGGAAATGCGTCGCCCAGAAGGGATCGTCGACCGGCAGGATGATGCCGACCCAGCCGAGGTGCTCCGGCCGGGGATCGGCCGACGTGGTGCGGACATAGAGCAGGAAGGGCATGGCGCCCTTGGTTCGCTGCGCCCGCTCCCATTGGCCGGCCGCCCGCGCTGACGACATGTTGCCCCAGAAGATCGTCCTCAGGCGGTTGCTCCGCGAGAAGTCGACCATGCGGTCCGGATCGGCGCCGGCCGGGTCGGACACCATGCGCGGCCCGGCCCAGCCCTGTGCGGCCAGCTCGGCGCGGATCTCCTCCCGCCACGTCTCGAATCCCTTGCCGGCCTTGATCGCCTTGCTGATCGAATCCCGGAAGGTGGTCACCAGCGACAGCTCGGTGGCTTTCGCGACTGTGAAGGCGTGAGCGTGCTCGGTGGCCCAGACATCGAGATGGGAGAACGCCGGCTTCAGGCCCTTCCGGTCGAAATAGCCGGTCACCTCGGGCGGCGGGCCGAAGCCCTTTTTGATCTCCGCCATGCGTCAGTCCTTCGCGTCGCCGATACCGCGCGAGATCGTCATCAGGGTCGCGAGGCGCTCCAGTAGCGGCTTGCTGTCCGGCGAGGCCACCTCGATCGCCGCCAGTGCTTCCTCGAAATTCGTGGCCTTGTCGATCGCCTCGAGGAGCGGTTCCAGGAGCGGCTTCGAGATGCCTTCGAAGGCCGTTGGAACCAGCTCAAAGACATCGTCGGCACCATAACTGCCTGCGGTGCGATCATAGGCAAGGCGCGAGACGCCGCAGCACGGACAGGTGGTTCCGGGGCCCTGAAGACGGGCGGCAAGTGCCGAGGGCTTGGAGGCGGCGGGAGCGGGCGCCGGCACCTGTTCCGGCGGGGGCTCGGGCGGCGGGGTCGCTGGCGGTGTCAACACGTCATCGTCGCCGTTGGGCTTGCCGACGCCCAGCTTGCCGCGAACCTCGGTTTGCCCGACGCGCAGCCCGAGCGGGATCAGCTTGGCCAGACTGTCGGAGAGACCGACGACGTCTTCCGGCTCGGCCACCGGCCACTGGACGGTCGGATACCTTTCCTGCGGGCCGAAGTTCAGAGCCACGGCCCATTGGATGAGATCGCGATTGACGGTTCGCGCCCGCTGCCGGCAGTCCGCCTTGATGATGTCGAGGCGCACCTCGTTGTGTACCTTGGCCTGCGCCTCCGACGATCCACTGTCGGCCGTCATGGTCTGGCCGACCACCAGCTTGGAGATCGACGCGTCGACGTATTCGAGGAGGCCGCCGAACACGGCAGAACCGTGCGATCCCTCCACCTTGAACATCTCGACCGAGGCGCCCTCTGGGATGATGGCCGCGCCGTCGTTGGCGAACATCCGAAGGCCGTTGAGCAGCGAGCGCTTGTCCGTATCCGAGGCGTTCTGGTTGTAGCGACCGAGACGCATCGGAATGCCGTAAACCTCCGTGAAGCCGGCCCAATCCTGGAGGGTGAAGGCCTGCAGCATGAAGGCCCAGGCGGCGGGGCGGGCGAGACCGGCACGCGAAGTGACGCCGGCTCGGATGCGCGGCACGTGCCGGATGAACTTGGCGGCCGGCAGCTCCACGCCCTCGAAGCTGCCGTCGACGTCGAGGCGGATATCGGTGTGGGTGAGCCGGTCGAGCCGGAAAAAGCGCTGATCCCGGAAGATGTACTTCACCGGGCGCAGCCGCTTGCGTTCGTACTCCCACATGGTCTCGGGAACAGCATAGCCTTTGCCGATGCCATCGGACGTCATGGACGCCATCTCGCCGAACTCGGGATCTTCGACGATCTCGTGGACGAAATCGCCGATCGCCTTCGGCACGCCGTCGGGAACCTCGACCGACGGCGCGATACCATCGAGCGCCAGATAGCGGGTCTGCAACTGGCTGGCATAGTGCAGGTACCGCTCCTCCATCTCCATGGCGAGCGTCAGGTAGTCGCGCGTTTCGCCCAACTGCGCCTGTCGCAGGATGTGCGCCAGGCGCTCGGGTACCAATGCGCCGGCGACGCGCTCCTCGATGGTGCGCCGCCGCCCGTAGAGCGTGGGTGTCGCGATCTCGGCGCCAAGCACCGACTGGTCGACGGTCTGGCCGTCCGGTCCCGTCATCCCCATAGGGCTCTCCTTGTGTCGCGATACATCCCCGCCGGTGCCTGTTGGCCGTCGACCTCCGCCATGGTGCTCGGCGTCTCGATCTTCGTCTCGATCCGCATGTCCTCGGAAGCGGCGTAGGCGATCATGCCGGCGATCGCCGCGTCACCGTGGCGATCGAGGCCATCGCTGCCCTTCGTGCGGTGATCGTCGGGGATCTTGATGATGCGCCCGACATACTGCAGGCCCTGATGGTCCTGGACGATGTCCTCGTCCTGGGCGAGACGGCAGGAGCGCTCGGCGACGGCGTCGACGTAGCGCGGGGCGTGCGTCCTGTACCATTCCTCGCTGAGCTTGATTTCTTCGATGAGATGCGCCCCGAACCTCTGGGCGGTGACCTCGGCGAGATAGGCGCCGTTGCCGGTGGCATCGAGCTTGCCGCCGGAAAACCTCGGCAGCATTGGCACCATCATGAACAGCATCTCCCGTTGCTGGTCGAACGGGCAGTTTCGCAGCTCGACAACCAGGGGAGATCGCCGCGTTGTCGTTTGCTCGACGGCCATGATCCAGTTCACCGACGCATCGCCGGATCTAGCGAAGTCGAAGCCGAACACGTGGCGATCACCGGGCTTGAGCAGCCTTAGCGCCGGCTCGACCTCTCGACGAAACAGGCCGGTCACGTAGGCCTTTCGGTATTCGGCGGGCAGGTGCTTGAAATCGTCGTCGAAGTGCAGACGGATGACCGTCGACGGCTCCATCGCCGCCTCGATCTGAACGCGCGTCAAAGCGGCGCCGGCGGCGTCGGCCGGCACGGCGTCCAGCTCCTGCCGCATCGCCGCCCGGCGGGCACCGTAGGCGGCGCGGATCTTCGCCTCCTCCCGCTCATCCACCTCCGGCGACCAGGTCTTGCCCTTCATGAGGTACACGCGGCGGAACAGGCCATTCACCACGGCGTCGTGGAAGGTGACGGTATGCACCGAGGCTGGCAGCTTGCCGGACTCCGCCTCGCGGATCATCTCGTTGAACGGATTGAGCATGCCGTTGTGCGACGAGATGATCCGGATCTTGCCGCCCCAGATCAGCAGTGCGGTGACGGCATCGAGCACCGAGCGGACGTCACGGTGAAAAGCCGCCTCGTCGATACAGACGACACCCTGCAGGCCGCGGATATTCTCCGGCCGGCTCGACAGCGCCTCGACGCGGAAACCGCTGGCAAAGCGGACGCGGTAGGCGGCGATTTGCCGCGTCGTACCGTCTTCGGCCTGATCCTCGAACAGGAACTCCTCGATCTCGCCGAGGTCTTTGGCGACGATCTTCGCGAAATGCGAGATGTAGCCGATGAACTCTCTGCCCTTGTCCTTGGTGTCGCCGATGTAAAAGTAGTTCTGCCCACCGGCCGAACGCTTGGCGGCGGCGATCAGCGTGGCGTCGAAGCTCTCGGCAAAGGTAATGCCGGTTCGTCGGCCCTTGGCGCAGATCTTGATATCGGCCGGATCGGCGATCCAATCCGCCTGATGCCGCATCAGGACGCCGTCGGCGAGCGGGTCGAGATCGTCCGGGATGTCGGCGCCGCGTGGCAGATCGCCCGGTAGCGAAGCGCGCGGGTCGCGCGTCATCACCGGCGATGTGTCGCGGTCGATGTCGGCTTGGGAGGTCATGAGGTCACCGTCGGCACGGAGGTGGGCTTTACCGGCCGTTCGCGGACGCCGAGGAAATCGCGCCGCAGTTGGGCGATGCGGTCGGCCGACAGCCCGGCCTCGCGGGCGACCGTCTCCGCCGCCTCGAGCGCTTCGGACTTAGCCTTCGCTTCCGCCCTGGCGGCCGCCTCAGCGGCTTCCCTGTCGAGCTTGGCCCGACGGTCGCTCGATGCTTTCTGAGCGGCGGTCACCGCCTTGAGAGCATCGGCGGCGAGCTTGAGGTCGAGCGGCGATACCACGTCACCGTTGCCCAGCGCCTCGAAGATGACCGTCTTCAGGAACTCGGCGATGGCGATGGTGTTGGTGTCGGCATCGCCCGGCTCCAGGCGCTCTGTCAGCACGCGGGAGATTTCGCGCGTCTCGGTCATACGTCGGGCGATGCCGGCAAGGCGGACCGAATAGCGCGAAAATGCCGACCGCGAGATCGGTTGGAAATCCTCGTCGCCGATCTCCTCGGCACGCACTTTCAAGCGTTTGTTGAGTTCGTCGAGAATATCCTGCTGAAGCTGGGTGCGTTCGCGCAACTCGCCGGCTGCCCAGGCGACGATGTCGTCATAATCTTCGCCGAGCAGCTCGATCGACGAGAGGCGGCCACGGCCGGTCATCGGAACCTCCTCAGACGATCGAGAGCGACGGCCGCTTGACACCGTCGAGAGCGATCTTGCGGTCGACGTGGTCGAGGCCGCGCTGGGTCAGGGTGACGAGCAGCACCGACCCCTGTGCCTCTGCGGTCACCGCACCGACATCGGCGAGCTGGCGCAGCTCGGCATGCACCCACTCGCGACTCTTGCTTATCCCCCAGCTTTCGAGGGCGGACTGCAGGAGTGACGAATTGGACGATGCGCTGGCCTCTCCGGCGAGCGTACGCAGGATGATGAGGCGAGCCTCTTCACGGACACGAGTTGCGAAATCGGTCATCTCTTTGCCTGCTCGATCAGAAATTCCTGCAGCCGGTCGGAGATCGCCGCCACAGGCTTGAGCCTCTCGGTCAGCACCTGGATCTCGCCACGCAGCTCGGTCAGCGTCAGGTCCACGCGATGGAGCGACTCCTTGTTCGGGATGTGGTCCATCTCGGTTTCCAGCCTGGAGAGGCGCTCGTCGATCTCCGCGTCGGCCCTTGCTCGGGTTCCCGCCTCGGCGCGCAGCTCGTCCTGCGAGGCTAGGCCCTTCCGGATCGCCCACCCGGCGATCGTCAACGCAAGGCCGAACGCGAACGCCACCACCGGCCAGTACCGCATCACCTCGTCCATCAAAAACTCCCGTCACCGGCGGGGCTCTCGCCCGCCGCATCTATCGCGGCGATCGTCGCCGCCCGCCGCTGCTCGCAGATCCGGAGCGCGCCCCTATCGCGCCCCCAAAGGGTGGTCGCCTCGGCTTCGGAAATAGCCCGATCAGGAATGGCCACCGGTGCCGAGCACGCGGTACGGGCCAGCGCCGGCGCAGTCACCGTCACCGTCGCCTTAGCTTCGACCCGAGGCGCCTCAGCGCTGGTTGAGCAGGCGGACACGATCGCGGCTGATGCCGCCGCCATCGCCGCCAGGAAGAGCCGCATTCGAGGCCTCCATTTCGGTCTGTTTGTCTTGGAGCTTGCGGTCGGCCTCAGCCAACTCCGCGTCCTTCTGCATGGCGAGCCGGGCGAGCGATGCGGCGGCGGCCGACACTTTTGCGTTGGCCTCGGCGATCTGGGCCGACCAGTGAGCATCGCGAGCGGCGATTGCCTCCTGGCGTGCCGTGTCCACCATGCCGTCGATCCTGGCGATGCCCAGGTAGATGAGAGCCGCCGCACCGAGAGCCAGGGCGGCGGCGATCACGAGGGGGCTGACCTTGGCGGCGAGCCACTCGATCATCGGGGGCCTCCCGGCTGATCACGCGGCATGTAGGGCGGATGCGGCTCGTCGCGCTCCTGACCCGCCGCAAAGTCTCGCGACCCATAGTGCCGATGGATGCCGAGCGTGCCGGCGATTAATGCGACCATCGACGGTAGGGCAATGTTGGCCATGGCCACGGCCTGCTCCGAGCCCATGACTGCGCCGGCCGCCAACAGAATGACCACGACCCAGGCGAATCCGGTGTTGATCCAGATCGCTCGTTTGGTGGTCGAGTAGGTAGGGCGCTGCGTCATCTCAGGCCTCGTTGATGGAGAGGGGCGAGCCGTCGGCCGCTAGATGGATGCGGCCGCCGACGACCGGCGCCGTGACTGTCGACGGCCAGCGGATCGCGTAGAGGCGCGTCTTGGCGATCCAGGTGATCGACACGCTGTTGCTCTGGTTGCCGCCGAGGATGCGATAGGCGGTCGCCGTCTCGCCGAGATAGAGGCCGACATGACCGCCGCCCTCGCGAGTGAACACCATCACCGCGCCGAGAGACGGCACAGCGAGCTTCCGGCCGAAAGCGCCCCAAGCCTTGGCCGAAAGCGGATTGGACGGCAGCAACTCCTTAGGCAGTGTCGCCCCCATGATGTGGGCGAGAAACAGCCCACACCACGGGATGTCGTCGTTGCTGTAGTAGCTGGCGATCCATCCGCCGAGCGCCCTGGCCCAGCCCATGATGGTCGCGTTCGACGCAGGGCCGGCGATCTCCTTGAGGCCCATGAAGCGCCGGGCTTCCCGGAGCCAGACGGGCTCCGACGGCGGCACCACCGGATCGTGAGGGCTGGAGCGCAGCGCCACCACCGTGGCGCTGTCGGCCTTGCCGGTCACCGGCAGGCCGAGGTCGGCCTGGAAAGCCTTGAGCGCGGCGATGACGCCACGGCCATGTCCGCCGTCAGCGGCGGCGCTGTAGACGCCGGCCGCAGCCAGACGCTCGATCAGCCAAACGTCAAAAGTCTGGGGGGATTTCGCCATGGGGTCACCTCGATTTGGTGACCCGACATTAGGCGGGCGGGGCGATTTCCTGCCGCTGCATGGGTGCAGCGGAGTGCTCCGGACCTGCCGAGACTGTAGCCGATCGGCGGTCGGCCGCCAAGGTCAGAACAGGTCGTCTTGCCGCCCGTCCTTGAGCTTGGCCTTGGTGTACCACGCGGTGCGCTCGCCGAGGCCGGCGCGCCGGGCCGCCTCGCGCGCGCTGGTGCCGGCCTGCAGCTCCTTGACCAGACGCCGCTTGGCCTGCCGCATCAATCCCATCGGCCCACGCGGGATCAGCACGCCGCGCTGGCCTTTCCGGTGGCCATCGGCATCGGTCACGGTCATATACGCGCAGATCGCCTTGGCGGCCTCCTCGCCGACGCAGCGCACCAGCCAGTGGTCCGCCCCGGCGACACGTGGGAAATGCACCTGCGTCCCGCCGTATTGCTCGGCGAGAGCGAGGGCGGCGGCAATGCCGGCGACGTCCGCGATCTCGCCAAGGATACCGTCGAGGCCGTGCGAGGCTTTCACCTTTCGCCTCCGATCGTCGTCGTGGCGGCGCACCTGGGGACGACGGTGATCACCGTCTCGCCCTGACAGATGTAGGTGTGCCGGCCGCTTTTGACTGCATACCGCCCGCCGATCGTCGCGCCGGCCGCGATTGCTGCATCCGAGACTTCGGCACGCAGCGCATCCCGGAACGCCGCCACATCGACATTGTGGACGCGCTCGAGGTAGCGCAGCACGGCGTGATCGGTGACGCGGATCATTTCACCTCACCCTTGGTGGCGGCGATGTATTCGGGGATCCTGGCGATATGGGAGGCCACCCGGCGCGCCTCGTCCCGCGACAGGCGATGGGTGGCGCGCTGCCGGCCGGGCTCGTCTTCGAAATAGACGAAGGCGATCGTGATCGAGCCCGAGGCATCCTGGACCTCGAAGCTCTCCTTGTGCTCGATGATCGGCCAGGGTGCCTTCAGGGTGCGCGGCTCATCCATGCTTGCTCTCCGTCTCCAGCTCGACGTCCGAGACGCCATATTCGCGCATCAGCTCGGCCGCCTTGGCCGCCGCCGCCATCGCCTCGTCCTCGGTGCAGCCGCGAGTCGAGGTCATTTCCCGGAGGGCGCGGATCTTCGCCTTGAGCTTTTCGCGGTCGGTCATGCTGCCGCACCTCCCGAGAGATATCCAAAGAGACGATGGTCGCTGGGGTTTCGGCATCCTTTGTAGATGCTCCACCAGCGCTCCCACTCGGGGATGCTGACGTACCAGTTGATGGCCTCTTTCAGCATCCGAATATTGGACGCACGTGCCGGAGCCGATGACAGGCCGAAGGAAAAAACGTCGCGCTCAACGAGAAGTTCTAGGAGGCCCAGAGGGTGCGCCTCGCCGAGCGCGAAATAAAGGAAGTCGCGGAACACGCTAAGGTTCGCGCGCTGCTTCTCGCCAAACTTCGCCAGCGGCGCGTTCGCAGCCTTCTCGACAAGGTCGGTTACGCAGTGGGCAAGCACCCACAGACGAACGCCCTTGCGCTCGCGATACATCCCTGTGAGCGCTCCGCCCTCGTCGAAAACGATCAGGGCGTAGGCGGCGAGAAAATACCGTTCGAAGTCGTCACCGAAGATGACCGACAGCTTGCTCCAGGAGGCCCCGTCGTACTCTCCTCGGCCCGCAGGGATCGTGTGATCCCAGGTGTTGATCGGATCAGGCATCGCTCACCTCCATCGCCTTGCGGGCCGCCTCGGCCGCGACGGCCGGCACCGCCGCGATGGCCCTGCGATCGGCCTTCGGGATCATCAACCAAACGCGGATGCCCGCCTCCTCGTCGATCAACCACCGGAAAGTCCCGATAACGTCGTTGGTGTAGCGGGTCAGCTCGGCCGCCTCGGCATCGCGGATGATGCCCTTCGCCGCCTGTTCGCGGGCAAAGCGATCGACGATGTTGGCCATCCGGTTGGCGTGGCCGAGCCGCGTCTGGATCGAGATGCGCGGGGGTTCGTGCTTCGGGAAGTCAGCCATTGGCCATCTCCTGCGCAGGAGCCCACCGGATCAGCACACCCGACCACCAGCCGGTACCGTGGTCTTGCCACCACCATGCGCCGAAGCACGAGACCGGCGAGGCGTAGCTGTTGCCGTATTCACCACTGCCACGCCAGATCTTGTCCTCGCATTGCACGCGGACGCACCCGAAACCGTCGGCGATTGCAAATGCGATGGTTTCGGCGACGTTTAGCTCCCGTCCCATGATCTCGATGCGCACTTGATCGGCCGGCACAAGCGGCCTCCTGTACGGCGCTTCGGGCTCCGGTACGTAGATGCGGATCGGGGCAACGAAATCGCAGATGGGATCGTCGGCGACGAGCTTGCGGCATTGCCGCGTCCTCATGCCGGCATAGAGCTGCACTGGCTCGCCGACGCGAGCATGGCGCTGCCGGTCGCCGCGCACCGTCTGGGACTTGGTCAGCGCCTCGACCTGGGCGGCGAACATGGGCGCGAAAGAGTAGGCGACCATGATCAGACCTCGCTCTCGGCGACGCGGATCGCCGGCAGCTTGACGTCCTCAGCCCAGCGGCAGACGGCCGCCGCGAACTGGTCGGTGTCGAATCCTTCCTTGCCTTGGAAATCCGACAGCACCGGCGCCGCCTTCAGGGCTGCGAGAAGCTTGGCGGACGTGGCGGGATGAGTGTTTTTCGTCTCAGACATCGGTCCTCTCCTCGAATTTGCGGGCACGGTCTTCGGCCCGCTTGATCATGGCTTTCAGTGCCTCGGAAACGCGGTAGGCGTCGGTCGCGCGGAGAAACTCCGGATCGTCGATCCCACGCTCGCCGCCCCGGCGGGTCTGGCGCTCAACGAAGGCGCGCAATGCGGGCTTGGAGCTGCTCGACATCGCGCCAACCTTGGCGGCCTCTCTCCAGAGCGCGTAGATCAGCCGGACGAACGGCTTGTCGGAGGGCTTGAACGCCTTCTTCGGTCGCCAGCCGAGCCGGCGGAATTCGGCCAGCACGTCGTCGACCTGTCGGTCATTGAGTCCGGAGGACGTGTCCTGGCCGGTGATCCGGACGAGGATGGCCCTGTAGTTTTCCTCGCTGAGAGCGAGCTGCTTCCGGGCGACGTGGATCTTGGCGATGGCGGCGCGTGTCATGATGTGGCTCCGTCGTCGAGCACCGCGTCGACCATGTCGTCGCGGGCGATGATCTCGATGATGTCGCGGATGAGCTGGTCGACGGTGACGGCGCGGCGGGCAGCGTGTGGCCGGAGAGCCGCGTAGTCCTGGAAAGGTACGAGGACAGAGCGGCCGAGCGACGGCACGGTGATCGGTAGCTGAGAGGGACGCTTCGCACGCGCCGCAGAAGCTTCGAGGGCAGTGACAGTCTTTGCTTCGATGCCGATGCGGTCGGCGATAACCGCCGTCGACAGGCCATCCGCACGTAGGGCGGATATGGCGGCGGTGCGGCTCTCATAGCCGAGGGTGGCCTTGGGCGCGCCCATCATGCCGCTCCGAGACATTTGAACAGCCAGTCCCGGAATCGGCCGACAGCCTCGCCTGCAGCGAGATCGGTCGCGGCCTCCGGAACTCCCGGAACGAGCAGTGTCTCGCCGTCATAGGCGTGGCGTGCCGACGCGCTGACATGGCGCCGCAGCTCCCGGCCGGGTGCATCGGCGATCTCAAGGGCGCCGTTCGGGGTACTCCGCCCGAATTCGATCTTTCCGGTCCGCCAGCAATAGGCCTTCATCGGCTCGTCTCCTCTGTCATGATCGCCTTGGTGATGTCGGCGATCCGTCGGCGGATGCGCTCCTGTCGGTCGGAGCGCACGCGTGGACGGACCTGTCGGAGGAGCATGTCGCGCTCCAGCCGGAGGAGATCCCGCCGCGTCGGCGGCGGGTCTTCGGCTTCGGGTGGCAGGGAGCGGCTGGCGAAGCTCATGGCCGATCTGGCCTCGGCGTGAGCTTCTTCAGCTCAAGGGGATGGCAATAGCTTCTACGGTTCGGGGCAAATCGCACTCGCACGTAGTGCTTGTTTGTTTTTCCCTCGCGAACGACCGTGCCGACTTTCAAGGTGCTCGCGTGCTGGACACGGTCACCGATCTCGAAAACGACACCGTAGGCTTGGCGGATGTAGTCGTAGCTCATAGCCGGGCCTCGTTGCAGATCGGGCATGGGACGCCGCGCCTGATCTCGCTCGCGGACAGGTCAAAGAGCCAACCTGCCTCATGCCCGCAGCGGCGACAGACGAAATCTCCTCCGCTAGTCGTCTTCCATCCGGGCATCAGGCCGGGCGCATCGCCGGTATCAACGGCGTGCATCCGGACGATGCGCGGTCGCGCAGGGATCTGATCGGCGGCAAAGAGCGGCAGACTCATGGTCACCCCTCCCGCTGGTCGGTGAGCTGCAGGGGTGCGGATAGCCGGCCGATCTCCTTCGCCAGCTCCCGCTCGGCGTGGCCCTTCGGCGCCGGCCGATAGGGATTGCGCTGCTTGCGGTCGATATCGGCGAGGTCGCGGAGCAGGAAGCCCACGTCCAGCGGGTCGGCGACCTCGACCTTGATCGTCACCGTGGCCGCCGAATTGCCCTTGCGGGTGGAGCTTTTGGCGGCGAGTGCATAGTCGAGCAGCTTTGCGCTGCTGGGCAGGTAGATTTCGGCCATCACGCCCTCGCCAGATCGATGGAGATGCTCTCCCAGGCGGCCTCGGCCGACGGGCGCTTATGGAAGGTCAGATAGGCCTTGGCACCGATCACCCGGATGCTGTCGCGCACCGCGTCCATGGCCCGCTTCCAGCGCGGATCGTCGATTTGCGCCCTGAGCAGCATGAAGATTTCGGCGCGGTTGATCCGGCCTTCCTTGTCGACCTGGAAGGCGCGGTTGACGATCATGCGCAACTCGTCGCCGGCATCGGCCGACCAGTCGTTGAGGCACTCGTCGACCAGCTTCTTCGCGGCCTGCAGCTCCGGGCCGAACTCGATCAGGTCGGCCATCTTCAGAACGACACGCATCGTGCCGTCGAACGTCGTCAACGTCACGTTGCCCTTGGCGCCGCCCGCCTTGGCGCCGTACTCTTGCTCGAGGAGGGCCTGCATCGAACCGATATCGTCGAAGGTGTGGCCCTTGAAGCGGCCGATCTGCTCGGAGAGCGCGACGGCGTGCCCCATGATCTTGCGAACGGTCTCGTCGATCAGCTTGTCCTGGGCCTTGATGGTGCCGAGCGGCACTAGGGCGCCGCGCGCGTCGGTCATGTATAGGCGCCCGTTGATTTCGATGACGCCGTCCGGCGCGGTGAGGGTCTCAGGCATGTCCATGGGAGGCCTCCTTTCGAGAGGGGTTCACGGCGGTTTTGAAAACGGGTTGAGGCATGGGGATCGGTCCGACCTCGGCGGCATAGGCGGCTCCGAGATCGCCGATGGCAGCGAGCAGCCCGTCGAGAGCCGGCCCCTCGCCGGTGCCATAGCGGGCCGCCGCCAACGCCCGGCTGGCCGTCACCACGCGCCGCGCCGCGCCGAAGATGCCGATGTTGGCGGAGCCGTCGTCCGGCGGATCGGCCACTAGCCGACCGGCCTTGACCGCGTGGAGCACGAACTCGCCGAGGATGCGGATCTCGCTGTAGGACAGGCGGGCGACCGCGTAGCCGTCAACCGCCCGTTCGGCGATGGCCAGCGGGTCGGGATCTGGCTCGGCGATATCGAGCTTTTCGACCACATCGAGCGCCGGGGCGAGCACCAGATCGATGGCCTGCATGGTCGCGTCCATACCCTTTTCCGCGACCTCGGCCTCGATCTTGCCGACGCCGTAGAGGATGGTTGTGTGGTCGCGCGCGCCCATGCGCCGGCCGATTTCCGCCACGGCGAGGTGGCGGCAGTAGCGATGGGCGAAATACATCGCAACTTGCCGGGCGCGGACAAATCGTGGCATTCGGCGCGGACCGACGATGTCGGCGTACGGGACGCCGATCACACCCGACACCGCCTCGATGACGGCGCGGACGGAGAGGTGGCCGGTCATGGCGCGCCTCCGATCGTGTAGTCGGCGGCGGTCAGGTCGATGATCGTCGGCGCCGCTTCGAGGCTGGCGCGGCAGGCGACCAGCAGCGCGATCAGATCGCGTGTGGTCGCCCCGTCCATACGGACGCCGCATATGCCGGCCGGAGCGAGCGTGTCGATCCAAGCGGTGATGTGGTTGCAGATCTCACCGGGGTGTCGGCTGTCGAGGATCATGGCTTGTCCCTCCCGAAATCCGGGCGGATGATCTTGCCGTCGGGATCCTCGACCAGTTCGGCGAGCGCCGAGACGGCCTCGTCGTTCATGACCATCACGCGGCGGCCGGTGGCCTCGGCGAGGCGGTGCACGGCAAGCTCCTGCTCCATCGCCTTGGCGAGGCGCTGCACGAGCTGCAGCCGCTGGCCGATGTTGGCGCTTTCTTCTCTGGTGATCGGTCGCTGTTGCTGGGCGATGCCGAGCAGCTCCGATCGCAGGGCGCCGAGTTCGTTGGCGAGGGAGGTGGTCATCAGGCGATGTCCTCCACGTCGCGGTTCCGCCACGCGGCCTGCAGATGCTTAAGGGCGAGCGGCTCACCGTCACCGATCGCCAGCATCGTGGCCATTTTGGCCGTCTTCTCGACCTGACCGAGCGCCCCGTCCTTCATGCCGACGCCGAGCAGGAACTTCACGCAGTCCGGGTCGGTCACGCCCCATGACGCGACATAGGCTTTCACGTCGGCGGGGTAGGGGGCGGGCCGGCGCAGGGTTTTGCCGATGCGCCGCTTGATCTGCGCGTAGGAGCGCCCCTCGGTTTTGTCCTTGAAGCGGCGGTAGACTTCCTCGTTGCCGACAATGGCGACGCCACACTTATGAACATCGCAGAAATACCGGAGTTGGTTGACCGCGCCGTCGGTGAGGTGCTGCGCTTCGTCGACGATCAGCAGCGTGCCGGCACCGGTGCGGGTCAGCTTGGCGCCGATCGCCCGCGCGAGTTTGGCCGGATTGTTCTGCTGGACCTCAAGCTCGGCGGCGAGTTCGGTCAGCATGCCGTGGACCGACGCCGCGCTCTCGTACATCGTGGCGTGGTAGACGTGCGGCCGGGTTCGTGTGAAATGCTCGCAGGCAGCCGTCTTACCCATGCCAGCGCCGACCGTGATCATCACGAGGTCGGGGCAGAGCTGCGCCCAGGTCAGCGTCTCCAAAATCTCCTGCGCGATCCGGAGTCGCGGATTGAACTCGGGAGAGACGGGAATGCTGGCGACCATGCTGGCGCTTTCCTCCGTCGCTTCGATCCAGCGGGAGATCATGGTCAGCTGATTGGCGAGCAAGCCGAGATATTTCCCGGAGAGAACCTGCGAGAATGTCCCATCGGGAATGCCACACCGGCGGGCGACCTCGGCCTTGGTCCATCCTTGGGCACCGGCGATCTCGATCACGCGCGCGACCAGTGACCGCCAGCGATCGACGTCCTCCTCCGAGTGCTTGGCCACGAAGTCGGCCGCTGGCGTCGGAAATTCCCAAGGGGTTGTGGTGACAGGCTTTTGCATCTATATTGGCTCCATCGACTTGTCTTGGGCGGGGTTTTCCCCGCCCTTTTCTTTTCGGGAGCCGTACTCGGTACATTTCGGCTCGCCGGGCCGTTATTCGGCCTTTTTCCCTTGCGGGAACGGGATCACGGCCTCGCCGGAAACACGGGCGAGGGCGCGCGAGAAACTGGACTCGAATTCACTCTCGGACATGGGGTCGACTGGCACCGTCGGCGGGCCACCGACGGCAAGGCGGGTCACCGCCGGCCGCACCGGTTCCGGCTGCTCCGCGGCCTTTTGGCCCCGGTCGTAGATCTCGCCCAGTTCGGCCGGCGTCAGGGCGCGGTGCGCGTCGGCCAATGCCTTCGTGGCCTTGAGGAACTCGCGCCGGAGGCGCATGTGCTGCCGGGCCGCATCCATGTCATCGAAGCCGACGGCCTGGATGCAAGGCGCTTCGCAGATCAGCCTGTTTTTCAGGTCGTAGACCTTCACCGGCCGGGCGAGATGGTCGGGGTCGAAGCGGATGACCACCTTCTGGCCGGCCACTCGCGTGAGCACGGGCGCCCAGTAGCGGTTACCCTGGAAGTGGATTTCGCCGCTGTTGCCGCGCGTCGTGATCGCCTCCGATGCGAGCAGCCAGAGCGAGCGCTGCGCGGCCGTCGGCCGTCGAACGATCGTCGCCGGATCGGCCATGCTCGCTTCAAAGGTTTCGTTGAAGGAGCGCCCGGCGGCCGTCTCGGTCTCGCGGCCGAGGCGGGCATTGTACTCGGCGATGCAGCGGGCGACGTGGGCGCGCAACTCCTCCAGCGTCACCGTGCGCGAGCCGTAGTTGGCCGGTTTATTCGTTGGATTGTTGCCGGTGTAGGCCCCGGCCATCGAGGGATGCTTGGCGATTTCCTCGGCGAGGTCGCCCCAGGCGCGCTCGATCGGTTTCGACTGGCCGGAGTAGGGCAGAGTGAAATGCTGCTCGATGCCTAGAGTGGCGAGCAGGCCGCGAGGATCTTCGGGTTTGACCTTGAAACGGAAGCGCTTGACGTTGTCGCCGGTGATCCACTTCGAGGCAAAGGCACGGCCGTTGTCGAGGTAGATCACGTCCGGAATGCCGTAGGCCTCGACCATGTCGCCTATCACAAGGCGCACCGCCTCCCACGTTTCCGCTTCGGCGAGCCGCCATCCGACTATTTTGTTCGAATAGAGATCCTGGATGCCGATCAGCAGCATGCGGACCGGCTTTTTCGACCACGACACCGAGCAGAGCAGGTCGATCTTGTGGCCGTCCATATTGACAGCCTGCATGGCGTGGAAATGCGCCCGGCTACGCCGTTGTGCCGGAAACAGGGTCTTGGCGGCGTCCATACCCTCGCGCGCCACCAACTGGGCGCCCTTGGTCACCTCAGCGTCCAGCTTCCGCCGGAGTGTCCGCTCCGAGGGGATCGGCGCCCAGCCGTACATCTTTGCGGCATCGCAGACACGGCGGTAGCAGCGCGTAAACTTCGGCTTTTCCGGCCGGAGATAGTCCGATTTCAACGCCTCCCAGGCGTCTGGATGGCAGTCGGCGGCGGTCCGCGCCTCGCCCCGGTTGCCCTCGTAGTTGGGGGCTAGGGCCGGCAGCCAGTCGGACCGCTCCACACCGGCGATCATCTCCAGCCAGTTGTAGATCGATCGGCGCGAGACGCCGAAGCGCACCACGGCCAGCTGTATGGCCTCCGTGTTGCTGGCCCCCGATCGCCGAACCTCATCGACCAATCGGACCGCCTCGTGGCGCTGCCGGGCGATGGCCTTGTGATCCTCCGGCAAGCCCTCGAAGCGCTGCCAGAGGGCCGACCGCTCGTCGTCGCTCTTGTCCTGCAGCGCGGCGAGGTCAGCCACGAAGCGCAGCCTGTTCTGGGCCTCCTGCGGCAGCAGGCTGATGTGGTATTCGTAGCCGCCGCCGCCTTCTCGGCCGGTCGCCCGGCGGACCAATGCGGCCGTCGGCTTCCAGATTTCGAGGGCAGTACGCTGCAACTGCCGCTCCGAGGGCGGCAGGCCGGGCAGATGCATCCCGGCGAGATCGGAGAGCATCCACCACTCTTTCATGGCCGCCCCCGCTTGATGTCGACGGGCACCGACCGGAGTGTCTTCAGCTCCGCGCGGATACGATCCTGTTCCTGTTGCAGGCGGGCGACCTCGGCGAGCCGGGCCTCGTCTCCGAGCAGCAGCGTGGCGCCGTGGTCGGCCACCACAACGTCCCAGAGCCACGTCGCGCCGGTCGCATGCACGAAGGCCTTGAAGCGGATCAGGCTGATATCGTGCGACGTCTTGCTCTCGGCCGTGTAGGCGTCGAGCATTGCCTTGCTGATGCCGGCGAGGCCGAGATATTGCGCCATCCGCGCCGCGATGGTCGGCCGATTGTGGTGACACTCACGGATCGCCCGGCTCATCTCCCGCTTGAGGCGGGCGCGGAACCGGTCGAGATCGAGCCGCGTCGTCGGTGTTCGCACCGGGAACAGCGGCTCCAGGAACATGTCGAGCTGATGCGGAGAGTTCATTTCGCCGCCGCCTTCTTCTGCTGGATGTGGTCGATGAACCGAGCCCGCGTCGCTTCGTCCGCCTTTTTCCAAGCGGCTGAGAGGGTCGCGAAGATGGCCTCCTGCGGGTCCACCTTGGCCGGCGCCGGCTTGATCTGACGGAGCACGGTCGGCAGGTCGAGCTGCGCCGCCTGCATGGTCGACACGATCGCCTGCTGTTCGGCCGGAGGTCGTTTCGCGACGGAGAGCAAGAGAGATTGGTTGTCGGCGGCAGCCGTGCCGCGCACGGCGGCGCGCACGGCGGGCGAAAGGCTTTTGGCGATCTGGCCGAGGCGCTTGATGTTGCGGACGGACACGCCCATCCGCTCGGCGATATGCTCGGAAAAGCCGGAACCGGCCTCCTTGCTGATCAGGTCGAGCGGGCTATCAGAAATTGGGCCAACTTGGCCCGATTTCTCCGGTCGACCTGCCCTGATCTTGCCGTGGGCCTGCTCCCAGACATCCCGATACGAAGCGACGAAAATCGCCCGGTCGAGGGCCGACAATTCGTTACGGAACAGGTTTTCGCAGATTTCGACGAGCTGAGCCTCGCTCTGGTCGGCTTCGATGATCGCCGCCTCGATCTCGGTCCACCCAAGGATCGTGCCGCCGGCCAGCCGGTGTGCGCCCGCTACAAGGATGTAGGGCGTCGTGCCCTTATTCTTGGCCGGTGCGTAGCGGAGGGTGATCGGATTGATCAGCCCGTGCGCCTCCAGGCTGAGGGCGATTGCCCTTGCATGGTCTTCTTCGACCTCGCGCAGGCGCGGCGGCACGTGGATCTGCGAGATCGGTATCGACTTGACCTCGGCCATCACGCTGCCTCGCGAATGTGGGCAGCGAGAAGCTCCAAGGCGCGATATGCGATCGTCTGGTAGTGGGCTTCGAACTTCGTCGACGTGAGGCGCTCGTCGATGACCTTCAGGCCGTGATAGAGCGCGTGCCGGTTTCGCTGCTCCTCGATCCAGAGCCGCTTTTTCGGCCAGCAGAACTGCGTCACCATCATGTGCATGACGATCTGGCGGACGAGGAAGGCATCCATCATGCCGTGCGGAGGCTCAATGATCTCGGCGATGGAGAGGTGGGGGAAACCCTCGCTGGCCGCGAGGTAACAGGCGTTGAGGTTCGCCTGATACATGTCTTTCTGACTGTGGACGTTCACCATTTTAGCCCCTGATCGGCGTCTAATCTCCCCTGCGCTTTCGACGATGACGACGAGCGGCGAGGGGCGGATATTCGGGGCGTGGCGCGGTCCGGATGGCCTGGACAGCCGGGGCGGATGGTCCTCTTTGGGGCTCTTGCCGCCCTGCCGACTAGCCGATCGGCTGGCTCCGGATGACAAAGGCTAGGACAGCGTCCAGGCCGCGCCACGCCTCTCCCCATCAGGCGACCTTTCGGCCGGCTGTGGACTCGGAAAGGTACTCGTGCGACAAAATCGTAGAGGTCTTTTTGGGGTAGCGATCCGGGAACAACTCTTCGACGGGCACACCAAGAAAATTGGCGATGATCCGCTCGTTATCGGCGTTCTCGCGTTTCCAGATCGTGCGAAATCCGCCCGGCGCCTTGCCATTCATCTGGGCAAGTCCGGTCAGCGTCATGCCCTTCCGGCGTAGCGCGGCAAGGATTTCGTGCTGATCCCACTGTCGTTTACCCAT